TTACTTAACATAGTAATGCTTGGTACTTAATGATTTTTCTAAATCACGAATTAAAGTCCAATCGTTACTTTAACCATCATAAAAACTCCATTTTGAACAAAAATCAAAATCATACCAATGTGATATTTTTATTTCCTCAATAACTTAACCAATACCACGTTTCTCTTAATCTTCTTTAGCTCGAGATGTTGTGTTATATATTTAATTATATAATGCTTGACTATATCTAAAAGATATCAAAATTGTTACATCATCACCAGCTGCTGAGACAAAACATATTTTATTTTTGATCCAGGGATCTGATACCCCTATTATTTCCAAATCACACCACTTATAAACTAAACTACGAAATGTATTACCCATTGTGGTGTGTATCGGATCACCGCTAAATGTGGTACCGTCTAAAACATAATATAACCAATTTTCTCTTATTTCAGGACTATATCTACCATTTTATGACCAATCTCTATTCCAAATACGTTAAATATCTGCTGGCCATTCTTATTTATTGTTAATTTCGGGGATGTTAATGAACATAATATTTTCATTATTATTGATATCCCTAAGAATGCATTACTTCATTATATCTAGATTAACATTATTAAAATGATTATTATGTGGTAAATGTTTAAATAATTCTTCTATCATGCATGTCCATATTGGGTTATCGACTATTCTTTACAAGTAACCATGCTATGAGGAATCAAAGGCTGCAGAGTCCATACTAATTGATTTGACCGTATTTTAATCATTCCCTTCCATTATGTTACTTAATTATTCAATAAAGACCTCCTTCATTTATTTTTTGGAGTATCCCTGCATAAAACCGGGGAATATTTATTTTATATTATCCCATAACATACTTTAAAGGAATGTTAACATTCCACATCCGCTAGGAGCAGGAGTACAGACATTACGTGGTCGATCTTTTCTGCCTTACAAAAATCCGTGTTCATCTATTTTAAAATCATCAGAGTAATAAGTCTCACCACTTTTAACCATTGTATCATATGAGGATAAATAGTTAGTATTCGGATTTTTCATTTATTTTAAAATTGTATCACGATACTTTTTCTTTTTTGAATCACTGAAAGTTGTTTTACTGTCCAGCCAGTCCCATGGGGACTATTATGTAACGTGTTACCAATCTAATTTTGACAATCTGTCTTTAAAATATGGTAATAGTCTCCCCATTGTTTGATATAGTTATATAACGTATTTTTCATCTTTTCTTGGCATGGATGCAAATTAACGATTATGAAGTGCATATATTTTATTTTGAACGCACTTGGATGACCATTCATACTCTATTTACTTAGTTGAGAACTTCTTTAATATTTAAAAACCTGTTGGAGTGCATTTACAATTATTCGACATAGGATATAATTTCTTCTTATATATGCTGACTGGTTCAGGGTGATTTTTAATCCATTTTATAATCAGATCTTTATTTATGTCAAAATTATCAGCATATTCAACTTTCTTTGATAATAATTACGGATTAACGTCATCTTTTCCTTTAATATCACTTTCTGATATTGGTTTTGCATAATAATATTTAATATCTTCGGTATATTTATTATCCTTGTATGGTAAAACATATGGTTTTTATGTGACTAATTATTTTTATAGTTAATCTATTTATTCTATATCTTATTTCTGAAAGTCACAAACAGGTATATTCGTTAGAGCTTAATATAAACTTACACTCTTTGATATTGCCCCAAACATTCCTCGCTCAAATCCATCATTTTAAGTTGAATAATAATAACGTTCCAATGTAATTAGAGCCTAATCTCCAAACTTAATCTTAAAACTATTAATAAAATTTTTCCAGGGGTTATACTCTATAAGGGCATCATTTATAGTGGCATTGTGTTACTTAACCTTTGTTGACTTAAATAATTGAATGAAATTCCACTAATTATTTATTTTAAAATTGTCGAAAGTTGTTCTACCAATAATAGAGGACCATAATCTTAGCTATAATTCATCTTAGTTAACGGTTACATTATGGACTCCTAATTTACATGCGGTTTTCGGTTGATAATAACGTATTTATTATTATATATTAACTAATTATGTTCC